ACCCTGCTGTGACATAGTCACGCCTCGCCGTCATTAGAACGGCGAGGCCCATCCCACCTTTGTCGCAACGCGGTGGGGGCGTCCACTGTACCTTAAGTGGCTCTCATCAGCGAACGGCTCAATGCGTCCGGGAAGGAGGCACTTCAGTAGCGATCCGTGCTCACTTGCTTCATTGAGCGGGATCTTAGCCGCGACTAGCAGGCCCCTCACGAGGGGAGACTGGTAGTCTGGGTGGTAACGCTGTGGTTTCCATCCAAAGACGGAACTGCGTCCCACTACTGGCGACGTCGTCTCGACGATTGGCATAGGTATACGCAATTGCGCTAACCTATCGTCGATCAGGCTGACCGTTTTCCAATATCCAAGCTGGTACAGTTGGTTTCGGAATTCGATGAGCCCGATGACGTTGCTGGCTTCGTGGCTTTCTTGAGGGAGTTCATATCTGAGTTTAGCGCATCCAACGCTATGCCCAAGTAGAAACTCAGCTCCGCAAGACTCTCTGAACCTTCCGGTCCAGAAAGACTTTTCGGGGTTTGGTCTTGCCCCGATCTTACAGAGATCCTCAAGAACAGTACGGACGTAGCGCTTAGGCACAATGATATCGTCGCCAAAAGCGCACACAGTATCTGGTAGGTTGTCATTTAACTGACGCCTCCACTCGGTAGGGGTTAGCGACTTCCGAATCGCGTTGAGAACAACTGTCGCGAAGACAATGCTCTCAACAGGAAAGCAAGTCGCAGAACCCATAGACGCGAACTTGACAAGACCATCCATAACGGTCTTGTCAGGTAGCTCCGCTTTTCGAGACCGAGTATCAAGTAGAGCCTGCAATAGATGCGGGTAATACTTGAATACGGCTTCGACAACGGAAACGTGGACACGGTCTGAGGCCTCACTTAAATCGAGTGTGGCAACAGATCCGTCGCAAGAACCTTTACGGGCGAGTTCACGATTGCGGACTTGGTTATCAAGTGCCACAAACGGAGAGTTGCCTCGGAAAAGCCTTGCGAACTCGCGCAACAGTCCCTGCTGCATGTATTGCACATTAGCTGGTTCTGCGGCGATAATACGAGCTGTTCGCGCTGTCTTAGGAACGCAAAGTACCCTGACGGGTCGCTCGTGTTCCAGGTCAACGAACTCCACGGAAGACAATCTTTTGTAGTGGGAATACCCACAAAGAAGATTATCTGCGATTGGAAAAGAATTTTCCAAACGCCCGGTCCAATAGGTTGAATCGTACTTCCCGTTTCCGAGAAGGCGGTCAGCCGTGGCACCCGGTCCATGCCTCGGAGTGATGTCACCACACCAAACCTTGCGGTCCATTTCCGAAAGCTTTCGGTGAAAGACTGCACGGGAAGTGATGGCGAGCTCTTCGAGATAATCTGGATTGAACCAGAGTTCTTGGAGTTCGTTTTCGCACTTGACATATCCATGAATAGCCTTCCGTACACGGTGGTCAGAGCACTGTCGCTTCATCTTTGAAACGACTAGAGTGATTTGACGGATACCTTGAACGGCAG